GCTTTCCCTGCTGTAAATCCAGATAAAAGCGCGGGCAACGCTTCCCATTCCTCCTGCGATATAACATTGGCATTTCGATCCGTTGCAAACGCTTTAAAGTCATTTTTCGCCATCAGAGTAATACTCCCCATGCTCCTACATCAAAACCACTGATGAATTCGTTATCCATATCAAAACCAAAAAATTTTGAGCCTTCCGATGGGGTTTCCACCGAAGGTGTTTCAATGCCACCCGCCCATACCCCGGCGGCTTTTACTGTGAGATACCCCTGTTTAATTGCCGCAATTAACTCACGCGATACATCTGAAATATCAGTATCAGGAAAGACCCAGACCGATATCGTCATGTCCTGGTTATCGACTATCTGCATTCGCAGCCCGGATCCTGCTGTTGCCGCGTCAAGAATTGCCGGAAGCGAATCATTCCGTCCGTCCCAGTTATTAATCGCAATCTTCGCTTTAAGAATGACACGATAAGTTTCATCGCTGAGATACATGTATCCTGAATCAGGATCGTATGGTCTCTGCCATACCCCCTGATCATATCCAAGCCCGTCGGTATCCCAGCTGAAATAGACACCTGAGATAGGCTGGCTGACAACACGGCTACGTCCGATCCACAATCCAAGGATGTCAAGTTGCACACCAACCGCAGAGTCAATATCAAATGCACTAATCAGCCCTCTGGTGGCAGCCGCAACATCAATAAGTGGCCGGGTCATCAGATCAACATGCGCAAGAAATTTAGGTTTGGTGGCGTGGTAGTTCGTGATTAGTTCGGTGTATTTGCTCATGACTCCACCGTTATTACGATATTTTCCGGGGTACAGGACGCAGATTCGTTGTATCTGATATCAATGTTTGATGACGACAAAGCCCCCGGGGATTTCCCAATCGTCAGTTCCTGAATATCGTAATAGCGTGCATTCCCGCCACTCACCACGCCAAGATTCGCCGGTGAGTAAATGCGACTTAAAAGGACCGAATCACCAATCATCAGACTATTGATATAGTCGGAAATAGCCTGCTGGATCTGCTGCCCTATCTGTGAGGTATAACCCGTAAAAACTTTTAATTTAATCCGGGCATAAACAGGCACATCACTGGAACGCGAGAATTTGATTACATGGGGATTGCCGTATTTATCCGGAACCGTAACGGATGTTGTACCGTGAGTGGCTGTCCCCTGGCCTTTATTTCCTCTGATAGCCTGAGCAATATCCGTCACATCACCGCCATCCACAATTACAGCAACAGAGTGTGGCGGTAACCCGTTACCGTCCTCTGAACCAGTATCGTTTTCATAGAGTTTGTGGCGGGTTACACCGGTAACATTAGAAACAGCACCATCCAGTGCTTCAAATGGGGTTATTGATGGCAACGCAACACTTTGCGACTGACGGATACGTAACTCCGCATCAGTTTCTGCCGGAGTGCCTACAGTAGCTGCAGCAGGATTGGTTACCGAAACCCAGCCACGGGTTGGCGTATTAATTTCAGTGATAGTTCCAGCCAGCGCCGCCACTGCACCACTGACGGAACATGTTGCGGTCGCCATCACTGTACCATCCACGCCGACCACCACTGAAGCAGGCAAACGCCATATCACATTATTACCATCTTTCACGCTGCCATTAATGATGGTTGTTCCGGCAGTTCCTGTAAGAAGCAAATCAACCGTAGAGTTCGTCGCGCCTTTACGTGAAATACCATTTATTTTCACGTTACTGGTCAGTGCAGCCCCATAGCCGGTTGCCGGTGAAAAACAGTTGTAGACAGTTATCGCAGTATTATTGGCATCATGAATCGCCAGCGCCATCAGAGCCACCATCTGGCCGTCTTTGCTGTCCGGTTCGAGGTAGGCATCACTACCATAAATCTGCTGAAAATAGCTAATCAGGGTGCTGAGTATCGTCTGATAATCAGGCGCACTGATCCCCTCCGCGGTTACCTTTGCAGATAAACCGAGAGAATCAAGGTTCAGAGCCATTACGCCTCCGATGTAACAGTCGTTATTCCATAAAGAGTGTCGATTTCAGCGGAAAACATGACACGTCGGGTCGTGGTATCCACCGTCGTATTGAAAGAGAGGATTGATTTAACGCCCTGCGTTTCCAGAATGCGCTTACGGATCGCCAGGTTGTAGGTTTCCGGCTTCTGCCTGCCCAGCACGGACTGGATCCATGGAGTCCCTTCGGTGGTGTCGAGAAACCATTGCCCATACCACAATTCGAATCGCGTTTTTACCGCCTGCGCCACGGCCTCCGGTGAGTTAATCAGCCAGGTGTCATCACCGCTGCCAAAGGTGTAATCACCATCGGCGTCTTCACGTCTGTATCGCATCAGTTTACCCCATCGGTATTGCTTCCACCGCGCTGAACACCGCCATGAGTGTGCGTATCATCAATTGGCTTGCCGTTAGCCTTCACGCTACCCAAAAACTCAACAGCACCAGTGATTTTTGAAGCCACACCAGAAACCACAGACCCCACCATGCCCCCCATCCAGGTTAACAGGCCATGAATGGTTACTTTCTCAGAAAAATCAGCCAGAGGGGCAACCACATCAAGACCACCCGGAGCGACAATTTTAATTTTCCTGGTATCAGGATTAAGCTCAAAATAGGTGCTGCCGTCATCACTACGCAACTGTGTGGCACTGGTATTAATACCGCTAATCTTCCTTGCCTGCGACTGGGGACCGACAATACAAAACGCATCCGATAAATCATGCATTCTGTCATCGACCGGCTCCTGTATCCCGCCGCTCTGCCACCAGAAATCAATACAACGATCGGCAAAAATCATCAAACATTCATCACCGGCTTTAACTGGGAACGTTAGCGTGCATCCTCCGCCGCGCGGGAATACCACTGGCACATCCACCAGCAATGGGTAATTTTGGGTAATGCGGTTGCCGTCATTATCCTTTTCAACCGAACGGATAGCAGGCTGCACAACTGCCGTCACCGCATCAGGATCGAATGACTGAATAATGCCAGGCAAGGCGACACGGATCTGGTTCTTTGTTGTTTCCCGTTCAGATTTGAATGTTTCGGCAAGGTCGCCGCTGCGGGTCTGGTCAGATACGGCCATTTAGTAGGCTCCAGAAAGCAAAAAACCCGCCTGGTGGCGGGTTTGATTTATAAGAACTTCACTAACTATCTTTCTTGGGAAAAGTTGAAGGCTTGTCGTGATAGCTTTCCGTCATAATTTCGATATCCCCGAAAGGTACTCTAGCCATAATCTCTTGCTCATAGTTATCTAGGAAAGAGACCTCAGGCTCACTTGGTTTAGGTTGTGGTTCATTTTGGTCTTCTGGACAGGACATATTCAAACCTTACTTATTAACATGCACGTTACAGAAATAATAAAAAATACAAATGACATAACCATCCATCGAAACAACTCATTTACAAACGCTGATTTTTCTTTATGGATTTTCTCGATTCTATCAATAGCCCTACCATACATTATCAAATGAAATCTGACTGTGTCATCTCTACTACCCCTCAGAAGAAATTCATGTTGTTCAGGTGTTCGATGCACAGGCATTTTGGGAATATTTCTAAGTTCCCAACATTTCCATAAATAATAAAAACAAAAAACCAAACATACAAAACATGAACATAGACACAATAGAGACAATCTTGCGGATAGACTAGTCTTTAACTGTTGTCCCAGCTCAAAGGACCCAAAAACGGCTAATAATGCAGAAATCTCAACACCAAGCACAGCAAGAAGAAAATTAGCTTTGTCCTCTAACCGCCTGTATGTTGTCTTAACTTCTTCATACCTGTCTCTCGAGTACGACAAAATCGTATCTACTTCAAGGCCAACAGCCTCATTCCTTTGATTGCACATATTGTATTAATCGTCAACCTTCTTACAAGGAAACGAACCTATGATTCTCGGCGCATCCATGCTGTTCTGCAGTAGTTGGACATTCAAGAAACGCGTTTCGGTACCCGGACGGCGAATGAACTCGAAACCGTAATTGTTACCGTCTTTGGCTGGCATAAGCCCCATATCCGCCTTCATTCCATTACCGTTGCCGAGCGTTTTGATTTTCTGGGAGGTAACTGTCTCACCATTAATCCTGAACAATGAATCAGGAATCAACTCTAATTTGTAGCCACCACACTGAAGCGTGACACCGCCAGGATTCGCAGCAAATGCGAACCCCGGAAGGAAACAGAGTCCAATAACAATCCACTTTTTCACTATCCTACCTCACGCTGTAAAGACGACGCCGAACGAAGATCCGCCGCACCGCGCGCTTCGCACATCATATCCATGTACCACGCCTGGCCCCTTGTGTCGCCAGTGTACATAATCCCGCGCACAATATAAACGCCATCCGTTGCGATGCTGGCAGGCTGCGATATGGTGCCGCTTAGCGTAATATTTCCGTCCGTGTTCTGGTCGGTGATCTGCCCACCAGCCATAGCGATATCGTTGTTCGACAACGCGGTGCGATATACGGAAGCCTGATCCAGTTGAATGAGCCCATTAACCCGGATGTTCGGATTAATAAGCGCGCGGACGTTTACGCCGTTGCCGATGGTCTGCTGCGGCATGCCAATAAGCCCGGTAGCGCTGTTGAGCACAATCGCTTCATGAACATATTCGTTATTCGCCACCATCTGGCGCTGACCGTCCACGAATTGCCATGTTGCGCCACATTGCCCGGCTACGTTATCCATTAGATGCCGCGTCATGCCAAAGAGTACCCGCCCCCGGGGGAATACAGTAGCAGGCATTTCAGGCGTCAGGCCTTCGGTCGCGCCTTTGGCTTCGAAGTCTTTCATCAGCGCACGGTTTACATCAGCGACCGTGTAACCGGCAGCCAGCGTCTGTGAGGTTATACTGGTGGCAAAAGCCAGATCAGTATCTGCTGCCTGAATCAGGACGTAGGAATCAACCGGACTGTCTTTTCCTGTGACCGAGTAGCGAATTTCACCGCTGAAAATCAGTCCGTAGTTGCGGCCATCACTCTGACCCACGTCCGCCGCGTCAACTTCCCGCACGGTCCCGACGTCGCTTGCCGACACCTCCGGCGCGATACCGTCGTAACCGGCAATCAGACGCACTTTCGAAAACTCCTGCCCGGTGATTCGGTTCACAGTATCTGCCGAGAGGTTATAAATTTTGATAGTCCCTACCCGGGACGCGCTGCTGATGTTGAACCAGTCGATCGTAAAGGTGACTTTAAAATCACTTAGCTCAATTCCCTGACCGTTCCCGTCCACAAGCTGCAGCTCGAAATGTCTCATCCAGTTCTGTGACATGCTTACTCCGTTGATACCAGTAAATGGCTGCGACCGCCCAGGTCAGTTTTTGTGGGGTAATCCTGTGTGTTGTCATCACAGACCACCACCAGCTTAAAACCAAGCCCCATACAGGCGTACTGCGCCAGCAGGTCAGCACCAGTGACGAGAGGAATACCGGAGATTACCGGCTCCCCTCTGTCGTTCTGCAGGTCCATAATCCAGTACAGATCGCGCCATATGATGCTAATCCGCCAGGTGACACCACCCAGGACGATGCTGAACTGCTGGTTGTCCGCTGTCAGCGGAATTTCCTGAATTGTCATTAGCCGCCCCCCAGTAATGACGCCACGTTACCCGTGATGCTTTTCAGCAGTGAAGTATCTGGAGGTTTTGTGGTTTTGTTGCCGCTGTTCTGTACCGCCGACGTGCTGGCCCCTTCCTTCATGTTGGTTTTATCCGCGACGGTAATCTGCTGTGTCCGGGAGATAATGACCTCCCTCAGGGTGAGGACGGCGGACAGGACGTTTTCGGTTGTCTTGTCCGTCGTCACTTCCAGCGCCCGGATCAACATGTTGCTGTACAGCCGTTTACCGGTTACCACATCGAAGGGGATACGGCTTTCCTGCAGATCCAGTAGCTCCTGATACGTCTGCTGAGGACTCAGGCCGAGCAGGCTGGTAGCCGTCAGATTACTGGCAAAATCCAGCAATGCGCCGCCACCGGCGAAACCAACCTCCATCACCACTTCTGACGGTTTTTTATAGGCATGATCAGCGACAGCGGCCCCGACCTCTACCGGATGCTCTGTTATTTCAAGCATATCTGTATGCTTCTCTGAAATAACAACACTGGGAACAATCATTCCTATTTTTCTGCTCTGCTGATGAAAAAGTGTAGAGAGAATATCCACTAACCCACCCTCACCTGATTACTTCGCATGACCTGAGCATTTGCAGACTGTTGCCGACGTGCAACCTCATTACCGACAGCGTGCGGATCTCCGCCACCGTAAATGTGGTAGGTATTTTGCTGGTTAACCTCTGTCACTTTGCCACTAATTCCCGCCACGGCAGCCTTATTAATCAGCTCTCGAGAATAGATATTTCTTCCATTCTCATGCTGGATAATGCTGCTCATCAATGCTGACATGGTTTGCGGATCGCTCATATTCAGGGCAGCCCGGGGATCCACTCCCAGTCGTTGCGATACAGCCCTGATATACGCGGTTGTGTTGTTATTATCAGACGCAGGTGCCCAGGTAGAGATAATTTTCTCCACACTGTTTATTCCCCGTCCGGCGTACAGCATTAACTGACGAGCAAGAGCCCGTAATCCATCAAAAGCAGTTTCAAATCTGGCAAATCGCCCGCCCGGTCGTTCAAGAGAAGCCCCCGCCTGACCAGCAAAATTAAGGTTTCCCGGATTGTTATTCCGTTCTCCTCGCTTCGTAGCCTGTGCATGTTGTTCCGGCTCAGCACCTGGAATATCTGACTGAATATTTGCGCCTTTTACGGTATGAGGATTACGACCAAAATCGGTATCAATGCCAAGCCAGCGCAATGAATCTCCAATATTTTGTTTCGTGTAATCCCAGGATGACTTCGCACTGGCACCAATATTTTCGCGATCGGAGTACAAATAAGCAGCATAAGCCATCCAGCCTTTTAACCATGGCGGTACCGGCAAACCAGATATTTTCCCGAAAGCCCCCAGAACCTTGGATACCCAGACACCCGCGATGAATGTACCGAGGATTTCCAGTGCATTTTGCCAGCCGCCAACACCATCTTTTAGTTCCAGAAGGTGATCACGAAGCCAGGTGATCGCATCCTTCGCTTTATCTATTGCCGGTTGCCATTTTTCCCAGTCGATAAGACTGTTACCGCCTTCTTTCCATGTTTTGTAGTCTTCCCACAAGAGACCGAGAGCCACGATCAGACCGGTAATCAGCCCTATAGGTGACATCCAGAAAGTAGAGTTAAGTATCCGCATGGCGACAACCAGACCGCCGATAACCTCTATCAGGGTTTTCGTTTCGGCATCCAGTTTCCCCCACCACTCGATGATATCTCCGACACCATCGACTATCCGAAATGCTACCCGCCCGACTATCTCACCCAGCCAGAGGATCCCCTTTATGACCTTTGTGATGGTGACTTCAATTTTGGGAAAATTTTCAATTATCTTTTTGCGCAGGTTATCAATCTGCCCCGCCAGTCCGTCCGCAAGATTCGATCCGATTTTGTCCCGCGCCATCCCGGCCATTTCACCGAGCGATTTCAGCGAGGTCATAAACCGGTTTGACGATAAGGCAGCCTGATCGGTATTAAATCCGATCGCTTTCACCATTTCTGAATACTGAGCGCTGAACTGCCCCACTCCGCGACGCATAGCCATCAGGGTATTTTCGTCAATGCCCAGCATCTGCGCATACTGGTTAGCCCGGTAATACGGCATGCCGCTGAGCTTCTGGCCTACACCTGTAAAAATAGAGGCCATGTCACGCATGTTACCGCTGGCATCCCGTGTCTGTACCCCCAGGCGATTCAGAAATCCCTCTGCACCGGGATTGTTACGAATAAACCGGGAGAGGCTTTCCAGAGAAGAGCGCGCAGCGTCTGCACTGCCGCCAACCTGCGAAACCGCATAGCCAATAGACTGAATTCCATGGACCGTCGCGCCGGTGCGCTGTGACGCCCAGTAAAGATTATCCAGACCGGAGGCGATCTTAGCCGTGAAGGCCACCACGGACAGTGCAGTTCCTTCGACGGCCAGCCCCATTTTGATGACATTTGCAGTTGTACCGGCGAGGACAGAACCGAACTTTTTCGCTCCTGCATCATCCACACTGAAGCCAAGCGAGACGAGGAAATCTTTAATAGTTTCAGCGTTCATTATCCTCTCTCCATTTCTCAATGCGCCGCTGGTTATCTGCTTTTACCGCCAGATGGTCATTCAAGAGAGCAATGTCATACAAATCGACAGAGCCATCTTTAAGTGCTGTATAGGGAATTAACCCGGCGTCAACCGGATTGAGAAGGTAGGACAGCCCGTCCGGCAGGCTGTTAAACGTCAGCCCTGTTGCAGGCTCTGCGTCGTGCTGGTAAGGGGTGTAGGCAAAAAATTTCCCAGCGAATCGGCGACCACCCGCGCCACCAGCTGCAGCATGACCAGCAGGTCAATATCATCAAACATCAGTTCACCCTGGGTAAATACCGGAACCCATCCGTCCATATGACGCCGCGATACCACCGCAAGACAGGGATGAATAATCGCATCGGTGTCATCTTCGGTCAGGGAAGACAGTTCCTCAGCGATACGCGGGAGCATGGTTTCAAACACCGGTTTTAACTGCTCTAATTTCACGGTGTCGATTTTGCCATCAGCAGGCAAACGGGAGCGAATGCTCCCGAAATCTGACATCATTCCCGCCAGTACTGGCAGAAGTTTGCGGGTCACTTTCAGCTGGTCAAAAACGCTGAGTTTTGCCGCGCGATATTTCACGCCTTTAATTTCGAATTCCATGTATTAAAACTCCCCGAGAACCTGGTCAATCTTGCCACAGTCAAACACCCACGGCATCGTATTACCGGTTTTAGCGTTGGCGTTATCCGGTTGCTTCTGGAACGCAACACTGCGTGCCGTGATGATGTCGCCGCTGACCTTGTTGCGGATCACGATAACGTTATTCCCCCATGTGGCAGAAGACTGGCTCTGTGCGTTATACGCCAGCGACAATTTTTTATTTGTCGGTGATGTCTTCAGAAGGTTAACGGTAATCGTCCCGCTTTTATCTGCATGGAGACTGTGCATCACTTCGCCATCAGCACCGATGGTCATGGTGTTTTTAGGACCGCCCATCGCAACCACAATCCCCTCTTCAGAACTTGCCGAACCGTACCCGAGGTCAATCGAACCTGTCGGCCCGGTCAGCGTCGCAGTGACATCCATAAAAGAATAGGTAGACATTCACTTCCCCTTAGCGAACAACGTTAATCTGTACGTCAGCGTAATGAACCGCGCCTGCAAGTTTTATTGCAGCCTGAATCACCGGAGCCTTACGGGCTTCACGTTCTGATTGTGCCTGTTCATCCAGCGGCTGGGCGTATACGTAATAACCTTTGGGCAGTGTGTCACCTGATGACAACTGACCAAGGTCGCCCCCGTTCCATACGCCCGGAGCAATCAGTCCATTCTGAACGGCCTGATCCAGTGATTTTTCAACATTTGATAACAGTCGGGTAATACCGGCTTCAGTCTGGGGAACTTTCGTGGTGCTGGTATAAAGCAGGTTATAGAGGTTGGTCTGCACATAATTCTGTAACCAGTCCAGGCCGTGGCGTTCATCAAAGAAATCGCCGTTAGCCATCACTCCCTGCTGGAGGATAGCTGTATCATTCTGGTAGTACACGAACACATTGCAGTTTTTTGCATCAAGTGCCGATGCCTGGCTGACTGTCAGTGTTTCATACCCGACACCCGGCTCCTGCTTAAACTTGAGCGTAATCGCGGTATTACTGCCATTGAAATTAACCGTGAATGCCCGGCCAAATGCAGATAACGCAGCGTATTTATTACCCGATGAATATTGAATAAAACTGCGTGAATATCCGGCGGTTTTCAGTTTTGATGCCAAATCATCGCTGGATGCAGTCTGCAGGCATTTCTCATCGCTTGTCGTAATCGCCAGAATACGGCTTACAGAAGAGGATTCGATCGCCGCAGCCACTTTCAGCCAGTCTGCATCCGGAATATCTTCATCGTCTGCAATCCCCAGCCCATACCATGAAGTATAATCGAGCATGGCATTCACAGCCTGCTCCAGCGTCTCAGGCGTGGCCTGTTCGCTGTCTCCCTTCGTTTTCACCCAACGCCCAACAAAAACCTCCTGAGGTTTCGGTGATTGTGAGAAAAACACCTGCGCAGCCTTATATTCTGGTGATTCCACGCCAAAATCTTTTCCAATATCTTCCGCGGCAGAATAACGGCGAATGCGCTCACTTACCGGAATGATTGTGGACGGGCCGAGAATGAGTAATGCACCAAAATTTCGCCCTGATGCTGCACGCGGCGACATGATCACATCAACATTAACAACGTTTGATACAGGCAAGCCCTGTGCCATAGCTTAATCTCCGAAAAAGATGACTGGTGCTTCCACCAGCGATTTAATACCGTACTCGCGCACAACCTTCCGGCGCAGACGCACCGTCATATCGTAGCGGCGGACCCATTGCTGATTAATAAGTTCAGGGAAGGGAGTCAGACCTGTGTAATCGCCAAGAGACAGCCCCAGCGCATTCAGTGCTGCGTTGTTCTGCGGTACAGATATACCGTCACGAAACCGGGACGCATACACCATCCCCGCCGGACCATAAAACGAAGCCATACACTCAATCGTTTCATGCCGCCAGAGCTGAGAGCCATCATCGGTCTGTCTGATGAATGCCGGACTGTCATCACCTGACCATCCGATAACCCCAAACGCACACCAGTTCGTTTCAGCCGGTAGCAGTGGCGGCTGCTCTTTCTGCCAGCGCGGACGAACCATCCCGGCAGACAGACCGGAAACGTTACGCATCCACTGGCTTAACAGCCTGTCGAGCGCTTCGTCATAATCCGGATCGCCACTGGTTGGTATCAGCCATCCGCGCTCTGTGCTGGTGTTATTGCTCAACCGGAATTCCCCCATCAAACGGCAGCAACTCACAATGCGCCTGAACGAATCCGGCCCCATAAGCTGTATACGGGTCGACGAAGGTCACACGATAATCACGGTCCTGATACGTCACGATATCGGCATCAAGGCCAGTCTGTCCCTGCGTCAGTCGCTCAGTCGTCACAATCAGAATTGCACCGCTGATTACCTGCCCTGCCTGCATACGGCGGTTTTCCAGAGAGCGATCAACAGTTACGACTCCGGCAAACTGCTTTTTAACTTCACTGTCGCTGCCGATCCCGTCCTCATCCACCGTTTGCACTCGGCGTGTTACCCACAAATTGAAGTCGCAAAAATCGGGGTCAAAAAGCACATCTGTTACATCAAGAGTCGGCATCTTTATCCCTCACAACATGGGTAATAGCTCTGCGATATTGCCCGGTATCAATTAATGGTTTCGCCAGTTCGGTTCCCGGAGATTCGCCAGCAGCACGCCGGGCAAGTTCCAGTGTTGCCCCCTTGCGCCCCCGACGAGCCCGGGCTTCAACAGTGCTGTCAGCAAGCGGCGTAAAGCCGGTAATGGTCATGTAACGCCTGACGCCATTAGCGGCCAGCGTTCCGGCACGGTTGAGTGCGCGTTCTGCTCCCGCAGCATTACCATCAAGTGCAGCCTGCGCCGCGGCTTTGAGCTGCGGCACCGTCTGCTCTTCTGCCGATTTAACGCCGGGGACCAGGTGAGGTCGTGGCGGGATGTTCTGCTCTGGTGAGCCGTATTCGTTGAGGTAACCGATGCCCGCATTACCAAACGGAACATCATCCCGCCCGCTGTCTTCCGAAGGGATGCCGACCAGCACATCTTTTTTGGTTAACGACCTGAGCGCATCCAGAATGGCCTTAGCGTTATCCACCCTCGTTGTTACACCGCTTTTGAAACTCATAGCTGGCGACCGCCTGCACCGAACATCGTGATCAACTGATAAAATTCAGCGCCATATCGGGTGTTATTCCAGAAGCCTGCATCAGGATTCAGCGTCGCGCTGATGTCATAACTGACACTTACCTTGTCAACGGACTTTGAGGACTGAACACCATTGGTTGAGCCGCCAGGGCCACCAGCCAGCATCGCCCTGCTGTCAGCCGCCCAGAGCGTCATGTAGTGCGCAACGAACAATCCGGCAAAGTACGGAAACAACTTTTTGCCGGTGACGTTTTCGCTCAGCAGTTCATCTGCCAGATTCAGACGAAACTGGATTTGCGCTTCGGGATATTTGGCAGGGTCAGCAAACTGCGGGAAGTCGCGGCGAAAATCACTTACCGCTGGCAGACTTTGATTCTTTGACATCTTTAGCCCCATTACCGCCAGTCCGGGCGGCAGTAATCTGCGCCTGCAGGCTGTCGTTCTGCTCCTGCAGTTTGAGCAATGCATCTTTAAGATCGGCAATCAGCTTATCTTTGTCGGCAATCTGCGCTTGCAGGCCGTCGATAATGGGTTGCAGATCATCGGTGTCGCTAATCACGCTTTCGGAAAGCTCAGAGTGCGCCTGGGTGAACCAGTGCGACGCGACCTCTTCCGGTACGTTATGCCGTCCCCGGCCAAACTCCTGTTTTGACTGATCGCCGAGCGTCAGCGTAAACGGGGTGTGAACATGGATGGTAACCAGCTTTTCTTTCGCCATTTCAGTTTCCTTCAGGCCCCTTTCGGGGCCATTCTGGTTATCAGATACCGTCCACATAGGACAGAGTTTCTTTATACACTGGCTCGACTGCACCCAGCTTGCCGTAGTAAGTGACGATCTGATACAGGCCGCGATACTGCACCGGCACGCTCTGAAGCGGAACCAGCGGGTAGCGGACGTATTTTTTATCGTTGGTGTACGCAACCATGCGATCCTTATTCCCCACACCACGGCCTTTCAGCCATTTAACCGCGCGGATATTCAGCGGAACACCGTTCTGGTGATAGCTGATGGTGTTGGTCTGAAGGTACGTCAACAGGGACTGGTTACCCGCAGATGAAACGATGATGCTGGACAACAGAGCAAACTGTTCAGGCGGGATCAGCAAATCACGCGGGACCACAGAGTAACCAGAAGCGGCCCACGCATCAGACAGCACCTGGTTAATGCTTGCGCGGATTTCGTCCGGTGTTGAGGTTGCCCACGTTTTGGCAGCGTTGTTGACAGGCACGCCGTCCAGGGTAACAAGGCCTTTCAGGTTTAATGCGGAATCGCCAACATATACCTGTTCATCGTTATCCATCTGCCATTTCAGTTGCATCCCGTCATACTTCTGCGTATCAATCGGGCGGCCGACCTGCTGAGCAGCCTGCAATTCTATGACCGTCCAGCCAAGTTCCATCCCCCACAGGTTCAGCGGGTTACCGGATTTGCCGGTATCCACGTTCACGCCAGCAATAGCGGTTGAGTCTTTGCCTACCCAGTTTTTGCCATTCGGATTTGCACCAGTACCCGCAGCGGCGAAGCTGGTATTCGTCCAGCTGGAAATGTCATCTGCGATGGAGACATCTTCACGCAGTTGGATATCGCGGGTCCAGGTGTACCCCACCAGTGGCAGGTTCAGCGTCTGGTCGAGTCGCTCCAGCTCCCCGATGAGAAAGGCACCAGAGCTGTCAACGGTTGCCTGATCAAAAGTAATCATTCGTCTGTTCCTTAAATCTTCCAGGAAATTTCTGCATTGCCGTCAGCATCACCGGCACCTGTGAATTCAGCGTTGGTCAGCACCACGTTTTTGCCACTGACTGACGTGGCCATGAATCCACCCAGCGGCACTTTGATGGATTCATCAGTGGAGACGACAACGTATACCGGGTCGCCTTTTTTGATGGTGCTGGCATCAAAATCAGAACCGAGATTAACGGTCACGTAGCCACGCTTCATGGCGTCGCCCGGGAAGTTCTTGCCACTCCCCACCTGGCGAACCATGTCCGGCTGCGAAGTGGTCGGATAAGGGCGCACGTAGATCCCCTTCACCTTGTCTGCGGTATCACCATCTGCCAGCGGCACGAAAAAACCGTCATCATCGTATTTACCAGCCAGCCCATAGGCAGCGAAGGCGTTATCGGATTTAAGGACCACCGGTTCGACGGTTAAGTCCTGCGGGCGAGAGACAGCCCCGGCAATGCCAACAGGCATCCGGTACAGAAATACATTATTCATTTTTTACCCTTTACGGTTTGCCCAGAATTCAGCGTTTTGTTTGTTCAGGGAAGCGATACTGGTCATGCCCATGTTTAGGCGCTGTGCATCGCCGGTGGTGGCGCGGGTGTTTCGCCCTTTGGCAATCTCAGACACGGCATTAAACGCCATGTCGACCGATTGTTTCGGCAATTTGCGGATATCCGCATCACCGACTATCTGGCGAACCAGCGTTTTGTCAGCGGCGGACAGCACATCACGTTTGAACGCGGTCGGTTTCACCTTACGGCTCAGATCGATACCCGGAACGATAACTTCGGCACGATAAGCAGCGTCACCGGTAATCGTGGTTTCCTCTTCGTCGTCCTCACCGTCGCCGGTAGGGTCTTTGTTATCTTTGCCGTCAGGCTTATCGTCGTTATCGCCCGTTGCAGTACCTTCCAGCTTAGCCAGCAGGGCTTTGAGCAAGGTTTTGATATCGTCCTCGCCGTCGCCGGTTGGCTCTCCGCCCATTTCCGGCTTTTTGTCCGGCAATGGTTGTTGCGGTGAAAGATTAATGTTGAGGTTAACGCCGCTCGGCAGATCCCCTTCATCGCCCGTTACCGCCGCTGGCGCAGAGTCCAGCAGTTCGTTCATGGTGTCAGCATCACCCGTTTTGATGGCCGTGCGCATGCGGGTCCACCAGCTTTTCTTTTGATTTGCCATTGTGTCTTTGTCTCCAATTGCACAACGATTTCCGGCTCTGCCTTTAGGGACAAGAGCCACATGGTTTCCGGTAATATCGACCTGCTCGGCTTTTCCGGGTTCGGTCTGCTCGTACTCAGCGTCATAGCCGCACGACACTTCGCGCAGACCATCTTCGATCAGCTGAATGGCGCTTTCGTCTTTGACGATAAGGTCAGCCAGCATCAAATCAGACTGATCACCAGTCCCGCGCCGAACGTTCTGAAGATGCCCGACCGCAAGCTCTTTCCAGTTCTCGGGGTTGACCAGCCGCACATTCCCGTTTTCATCTTCAGGATGCAGGATCGTGATGCTCATCCCTTCGAATGAGGCAAGCGTGGCCGGATGGAATACCTGCTCAGGAGAACGCGTGACGACTATTTCACCGAACTTATCGGGTTTCAGTTTTGGCAGGTCATCAGCACCATAGAGCTGCTTACCTGTTCGTCCTATCGGCACGTCTTTGCACAGCAACGAGCCGTCAGCCAGCTGATAGCGGGTTTCCCCCAGCCGGGTATTGAAAAAATATTTCATGGGTTACCTGCGATTCAGGCGGGATAAGAATGGGAGGAGGGAAAAACGATTTCTTTATAACAACGACAATTCGGGAGCTCGCCAGCGTGACCGGTCATGCCGTCAAGCGTTGGAGGTTTGCCCCATTCGACAAATTTACCTTCCATTTCCCGATGAGAATGCCTGACGTCACCATCTTCGGCTGTACGCCAGATATAACCATTCGAACCAATTGACAGCGCACGCGCCTGATCCAGCGCGCCGGTTGCACGTCCAAGTTCAGTACGGGCAATCAGGTCAGCTCTGGACTTTGCTATATCACCCGATGCGGCTATTTCTTTAGCAAAATGTTCCGCTCTCCCACCGGTAACAACAGCTTCTATCGCCCGATTCTGGATGTCGTACACCCTGTCAGCCGCCTCGAGGGGTAGCGATTTGATGTACTTAACCTGTTCGGCAACGATGGATTTCATCACCTGCCCAGGCGGGGAACTGTTTACCAGATTGCGTAGCTCACGGCTGATGGTTTTGCTGTGTTTGCGCCACTGCTCATCATTCTTGCGCACAATGTCGGCGGTAAAGTTTTCCGCGACCTTTGTCGCCCAGGGGGTTATGATTTCACTGTAGCGCTCCAGCGCCTCAATAATTTCCGTGATACTGTCATTTGAACCATCGTAGTGACCATTTACGATGTCCCCGACCGCCCGCGCTATCCTGCGTAGGCTGGTTCGATACCGGATTTCCGCCTGACGGTTCCTGCGGTTCGTCATCAGGTTCGCCGATGCCGGGCGGCGCTTCATCTTCGGCATTCTCGATGTCCTCGTCGGTAATGGATGCCCCGATGCCGGTTACGTCAGAATTTTCGCGCAAATCAGTCATAGCGGCTTTCAGTGTCATCAGACCATCACCCAGCGCTGTACTGATTGCGTTGGTGGTATTTAACGCCACCGTTGAACGATCGACATCAGACATTTGCCAGAGCGGGTTAAACTCAAACGTGAAATCATCCGGGAGCGGCTTGCCAAGTTCCGAACGATGCATGATGTCCAGTATCCGCCGCACCGGAAGACGTAAACGCCTCTCCTGCAATGAGCTTACCCGGTCGTAATAGTTGGCAAGATCTGCATCACCGGTAGAAAATCCTTTCGGGGACTGTCCGAACAACCGCACCAGTGGGATACCAACAGCGCCGCTAATCTGTTCTGCAAACTGCGAAAGGATGTCATCCAGACCACTGAAGTTGTACTGATGGGTTTCGAAGGTATCTTTGGCATCCATTAGCGTCATGCCTTCATTGCTCTGAAACTGTCGAATCAGATCAATGTTTTTCAGCAGCGCCTCGAATGCCTGGCCGCCCAGCGCAATAAGCTCACGAAGTTTTTCCACCTTGTAGGTCCGCAAATGCGCCTTGTAGACCAGCTGCGCCGCGCCGACAGTAGCGCTGTCGAACGCGGTAAGACGATCCCAGATACGCTCTACAACCGACATTCCCCATTCGTTCTCGGTCATCTTCTGCTGGAATGGCAGCGTGACGCCATCAAAGCGAATCAGACGACTGTGATGAATGCGCCAGGCAGGAATTCCCGTTGCTGTGGTCACCACATCGTAAAACTCAGGTTTACCCAGGTCCGGCCCCATATCTTTAATGCGGCGGGTCAGCACCGGGTTAATCATCCAGCGGTCGAGCGGGAGAATGCCCTTAAACTTGCCTTCTCCAATGGTTTCGAGCCGCAGCGGGGTCATTGGTGCCTGCCCCTCAATCATGATGAAACCCACCGCGCCGCCATAGAGGCGCGACCATTTCAGCACGTCATTCAGCGCATCCCAGATTTGCAACTCATCCAGTTGTGATTCGAGAATGCCGCGATCTTTTGCATCAATTTCCGAAGTGATGCGAATGCCTTTGCGGGTCATATCATCCGGGATAGCATCGACCGCTTCGCCGATGATCCAGGACGAACGATAGGACCATTCCACCAGCATGCGGTTACGACTGGTGAAATTAGCCCGGTAGGTGGATGCTGAGTGCTGGTTAGGTGTCTGCATCCCTACGCGGGCAATAAAATTCTCATAACCATCAGCTGTGGCCTGCGCAGTTCTTCGCAGGGCTTGCTTGTTTCGTGCCATCAGGCCTGTCTCCCCAGCTGTTCCCAGATATCCAGCGATGTATCAATTGGCGCGAAGGCCATAATGAATGCGTCAGCAACGTTTGGTGACGGTATCTCGCGTTTTGCGAGGTCTTTTTTACTTTCGACCATCACACGTCCGTTACGGTCGAAATCACGATGAGGTGTTGTCAGTTCCAGTTTCAGCTTTTCAAGCAACGGACAACGAGAATCTATGCTGATCAGCTCATCCACAGGATACTGTTCTCCGTTGTTAATGGCGTTAAACGTATTTCTGAAACGGTCAGCCACCAGCCACCATGCCTGAGCCTTAAGATTTGCGAAAAAGTCTTTGTTGGGGATGCCGTTGTATTCGTCATCTGGTTCATGCACACCAGCGCCGGCGTTAAACCTCTGGTAATTCACACGTCGCGCGTATGCATTCTCGCTCTTCCGGTCAGCGTTAATTTCAGAGAATTTAGCACCGGCAGAAGCACCAACACCGATAGAGTCGTAAACAATATCTGCTTCACGCTCCAGCGCCGACTGATAAGTACGCTGGCAGCTCTTCAGTAATTCATCTTCTTTGGCCTTCCATTCGTCGGCCCAGAAAACAACGGAACCGTGACGGTAAACGTTAGCGCACTTATCTGTACCACTGTCAGCCACGTCAAAGCCAATACGCTTTCTTCCACTGGGTTCGAAATTTAACGTTTTGTGCGCATCCACTGCGGCTTCTATCCAGGACAGTTTGATGATTGCCGCATCATCATCAGACTCCGGAACGCCCTCATACACATGTTTAAAACCATCCGGATCACGGCGTCGCGCCGCGTCGATAACCTTAAGCATGGTGTCAGACAGAAACGGATTTTCGTCATAGTTAATTTTGCGGATGAGAGTGCCTTCAGGCGGATCAACAACGAAGTTACGCCAGACGAAATCAGTAACAAGTCCGGGGTTGAATATGAACCAGCATTCCGAACCCTCTTTACGGATCGTTGGCTCCAGAATTTTCCACTGGTATTCAGTCAGTGCGTGGGCTTCTTCCAGCCACAACACGTCGATCCCCTCCAGTGACTTAATTTCTTCGATGTTGCGCCATAATCCATAAAAAACAAATTCCGAGCCAGTAACCCGGTTAATGATTTTGTTGTTCAGAATCCGGAAACGGTGCCGCAGGCCAAACCTGTCTATCTGAATTTTGAGCAGGGTATACACCGACTCTTCGATTTTATTCTGGATCTGACGGGCACAACAAAAACGCAGGGTGTATTTATTCGACAGAAATATGGCAATGCCAGCGGCATCCCATGATTTTGACGATGACCGGCCACCATAAAGCACTTTGTTACGTGCCCGCGTAGTCCAGAAACTACGTAAAGCCGGATTAAGCGTCGGTTTGGATGTCAGAATAGAAGTCATTGAGGTCACGCTCTCCATTGCCATCATCAATACCTGCATCACGGCGAAGACGATCAGCCTCCAGAGACACCTTATCAGTGGCGGCCTTGCGGTAGGCTGTATCAGCAAATATTTTTCCTACCGTCGCAAGCGTGCCAACGATGGACTCAATACGAACTGTATTGCGCATCATTGCTTTCTCGGCGGCGCTGATATTTTCCATCAGCATCTTCCTTTCCTGGTCCCCATTAGCATCTTCCAGCGACACCAGCCACCGACCGATATTCTCTGCAGCGACAAGGTTGTTAGCACGAAGGCGAAATAATTCGTCCTCGAGCGTCAACGCTTTAGCGTCCTCTATCACCTCATCTTTGAGCAGAAGGCGACGGGCATAACCACCGTGTTTTAATGCCTGTTGGTTACCGGGTTGGAATGGGTTAGTCGGGGGATCGGTACGCATTCCGCGTATCGGTTTCGTATCCAGTGTAGGTTCTGTTTTTAGTTGCGTACCTTTTTGTGTAAGGCCAGTAATGGCAGGCTTTCTGCTGGTACGCACTTTTCTTTTTTGCGTACCATTTTTGCAAACCTGCATACCGCCACTGCGTACCCAACCAAGCTTTTTGGCCCTCTTCCTGATAGCCCCTTCTGTAACGCCGTATTTCTCGCCTATATCACGGAGGCTAAGGACTCCGGCCCGGTATGCCGATTCGATGGCCTCCCAGTCCGGTTTTGCCATGAATTTTTCCTCTTAGTGACATTATCGAAGCCCCTTATCAAAGGAGCTTCTGTAATGTCAGTCCCGAACAAACGTAACCTTCGTGTTTGTCGCTCGCCTTACAAGGCGCGCCGCTTCGCGTTGCATTTCATCGATAACTTTTTGCGTCATCGGCTGATGCGCATATTTACGTTCAATCTCTGCAAAAATCCCGTTCATCGTTTCGCTGTCTGGTGGGATAACTTCAACGTTTAATCGTGCCATTGGTTTGTGCTGCCCTGTTTTTCTCAAAAGTCCTGATATCGGCCTTATCCCTGTTGCACTGTGCTAACGCTGACAACAACGCAACATTCAGGTTAAGGCTGGCTCCCCACGTAAACGGGTCGGGTAAATCTGGCTGGGGTGTTTCATCCGTCAGACTGGCTGGTAACGGAACGACCGGCACCGACACGTATACCGTTCGCGTATTCGTGCAACCGCTTAACTGCGCCAGAAGGAACGATACGAACAGCACAATCATCATCCGCAACAGCCACTTTGATATCTTCCTGGGTTCTCTGTGACTCCAGTGCGATCTGCTGTTTTGCATGCTGGTTAGCCTCTATAACTGTATTGATGATTTGCAGTGATTGCAGGACGTTACTGGTAATGGCTGTTGCAGATTCAGCATTTCGTACAGCCTCATCAGCACGCTCCTTTTCGTGTTGATATTTGCTGTAGTAATGCCCGGCAGACCAGATAAAAGAACCGATGACGGTAACAAAGAAGGCAACAATAACCAGCTTATATCTCAGCTTCATTTACCACCCCACCAGCTTCTTTAAATCGGGAAATCAGGTCACCGATTCTATGTTCATACTGACCGTAACCTGCACCAGGTAACGACGCCCAGATATTGCTGCAACGGTCGATTGCCTGACGAATATCGCCGCGGTCAATCATCGGTAAAGCGCCACGCTCTTTAATCTGCTGCAGCGCTACAGCATCCTGGCTTTCTGGAGAAAAATCTTTCAGACCAAGTTGCTTGCGGTAGGCATCCCACCAGCGTGAAAGAAGCTGGTAACGTCCGGCGGCTGTTGATTTGAGTTTCGGATTTAGCGTGACAAGTTTGCGAGGGTGATCGGAGTAATCAGTGAACAGTTCGCCACCAACAATAACATCATAACCGTGGTTACGTGTCGGTTGTCGCCCGTTATCCGTTCCTTCTGACCATGCCACCATATCAAGGAAAGCTTTACGCTGGGAATTAAGTGTCTGCATTAATTACTCCTTATGGGCACCGAACTTGTTACCGATGACCCTCATTGCCGCACCACGAATAGCATCAACACCAATCAGCCCCACCCCACCACCAATGGCAACAGAAAGTGATTTAGGCCATCCGACATACTCAAGCGCGGATGCAAAGGTCAGCGTCAGAGCACCACAAAGCAGAATCTCAAGCGTTTTTCGTTTCCAGCCGCCGCCACCGCCAAAATAGGCAATGCGCAAACCAGCCATAATAATTGACATAACCACTGCACCCAGCGGCGTATCTCCACGCCACCAACTTTGTAAGAGTTCCAGTAAGTCAGGCCAGGAATGAGGGGCATTGTGCATTTTCATAAGCCTCACCTCCGAGAGTTCGGATGGTGCTAAGTGTAAGATTCAGGCTCTCAGGCTTGCTAACAAGAAGTCGAGGATGTTTCCGGAGCCTAACAACGAAAAAGCCCCGGGACATGCCGGGGCCAGATGGAGTGCCAGATTAAGCTTCTGGCGGTATATACTCGTGTTTGATATCGTTAAATCGCCAAAAGTAACAATTCAAACAAAGAGGAGTTTTATGTCTGAAAAAAACAAGCCACAAGGTGAAAATAAACCTCAGCAACCCGTGGCACCAAAACCAACTCCAACACAAAGTACTGCAGACTTTGCTACACGTCGTGTTTTTGTTGGAGATTCTGCCGACTCAGTCATTGAACATATAAAAAAACAGCCGAGATAAACATCGCCGCTACCGGAGCAAGGATGGTATACATCCTTGCTTTATCGAGACTCGTGCGGATTTTCTCATTTTCCAACAGTAACTCTCTTGCTGTATCACTCAAGTCAACAAGGCGATACCTTCGTATAAGCGGCAATAACTTATCAGGTCCTAAATATCCTGCATCAGCGAATATTTTAAAGCTCGAGGGCTCCATATCCTTATATTTTTCATGATATAGATGATCAGGAGGGGCATTGATCAGGCCCCTAACCTTCACAGATAAACCAGTACATACCAAGTAAATGGCGCACCATGTCCATAGTAATGTAAATGTGGTAATTCCGGCGGTGAGAAAATCGAAATTAGTTTTCTGTGTCAGCAATAAAAAAGATGAGCCAATTCCAACAATCTGAATGTTCAGAAGTTTGTATCCATTCTCAACATTGGTTTTGTTAGAAAGATGAATCTCTCGTATCGTCTCTTCCCCTTGTTTTTCAAGATAATCGACGAGCTCATCATCTACTCCTAAAAAATAAACTTTAGGTAGTTCTCTCATCTCACCTCCACATCCTGTACTGAACACAATTTTACCAGAATGTCTCGATTCTAGGTATTCCGCCAGGAATCGCGCTCCAGAAATGAAACATCAGGTTCGCCAGTACCAAAAACAACAAAACCCGCACAATGGCGGGTTCTGGTAAAGTTCATGCGCTTGGTTCGCCTCGCGATACAGCTTTGCGAAGCATACCGGAATTGAAGCAGTTTATGCGTAAAAAATCAAGCTATTTTTTGAGCAAATGATTCTCGCATGGGAATATATAGGGCATACTCAGCAACAGCCAACCAATTAGCAATTCGCTTTTCGCATGTGCTAAAACACCACTCAGGATGTGCATCATTTAGCAATTCAGCCATTTTGCGCTTAGTCATCCCCCGTCCTTCATACCGTTGCCGGAGGACACTAATCAATCCAGGATGCTCTGCCAGCACCTCACTTATGACTCTATCAATACATAACGCCTCTGCATCAGTACAATGCGCCAGCCAGGTCTTTTGCTTGCCATTGATCATCTCTCGCAAAAACGCTTCCAGCTCAGGTTTCTCTATTCCCGCTTTTTTCATCCTGCGCAGGGCTTCATTGACGGCTGCTTTCGTCAATTTTTTGGATGCCAGCAACTGGTTGAACATATTCCCCGTCTTACCGCCGCCAATATACGACCAGCGCCCCCACATACGCAGTTTCCCCTGAATCCAGACACTTTCCAGCGTTGCGAGACGAAGGTGCTCTCCGTTTTTTCCTGTATTCGTTGGATAAATCATAAATAGCCTTCCTCTCTCCAGATTTCTTGTGTGCGAAAAACACCTTCTGCATGCATCAGGCGTAATTCTTCTTTGGTGTAATCGCTGGTTTTTACCCGCCCGTCGATTAAATCGTGGCATGAGCTACAGGCAATCGCTGCCTGCATATCGTGTGGCTTTATCGCCGTTCCGCACGTTCCCGTCAGCCGGTAATGCGCCAGTACAGACGTTTCGGGATTGTGATTGCAGTAGCCAGGAATTCTGACGGTGCACATCTGCCCCCGCGCCGCTTTACGTAAATCCACCATTACGCAAACTCCAGTAACTGTGCGGCCACATTTTCGACTTCCTCCGGAGAGGAAAATTTACGGAACAGGATCCAGTTCCACAGCACATTCAGTACAGATTTATAAACCTGCTGAAACTCGGTTTCGTCCATGTTCGCAAATGCGATAGATTTTGCCCTGCGCCCACGACTACCATCAGGATAAATATGCTCGGTGTAAAATCCTGCCTGAATGGTTACCCACTCGCGGAAAGCGTCAAACGACTTTAGCAATGCCGTATCCCGGGTTCTGCATGTCGCAACGGTATTAAGGTATTGCTCTGCGGCATCACTCAGGGTTGGAGTGTGTTCCCGACCTACTGATTCGCACAGGTAATCAACGAAGCCCGATACCAGTTTTCGTTCGCGAGGCGTGATCGCCCCACCGACCGGAGTCCAGTAATCGAATCCCAGTTGCAGGAGTTTGAAAAAACGCTTGTGGAATGCGTAGTTACGCACACGCTTAAA